CACGGCCACCCCCAGCCGGCCGGGCCTGCGCAGCTACCACATTTGGGCTGGCTACGGCTACAGCCCGAACAGCACATGGGAGCAGCTGGTGAGGGAGTTCCTCGAGGTGAAGGAGGACCGCGACCAGCTGCGCACGTTCGTGAACGTGGTTCTGGGCGAGACGTTCGAGGAGGACTACGCCACGAAGCAAACCCCCGAGGCCCTCATGGCCCGGCGGGAGGATTACGGATCAGGCGTGTGCCCTGAGGGCGTGCTGCTGCTGACGGCTGGCGTCGACGTGCAGGGCGGCGGCGGCTCGATCGGTGAGCGCCTGGCGGTGAGCGTTTGGGGCTGGGGCCGGGGCGAAGAGGCTTGGCTGATCTGGCATGGGGAGATCCACGGCGACCCGACCCGGGCGGAGGTGTGGGAGCAGCTCGACAGCGTGCTGCAGACCAGCTGGCCCCGGGCCGGCGGCGGTGAGCTCAGGATCAGCCAGGCGGCGGTCGACTCTGGTGGTCACGCCACCCATGAGGTGTACGGCTACTGCCGCGAGCGGAAGGGCTGGGGGGTGGTGCCGATCAAGGGGGCCAACGTGAAGGGCGCCCCGGTGCTGGGGAAGGGCCGGGCGGTCGACGTGAACCAGCGGGGCCGGGTGCTCAAGCGCGGCGTGCTGCTGTTCATGGTCGGCGGCGACGCGATCAAAACCACGCTCTACGGGCGGCTGAGGCATGGCACCCCGGGCCCCGGGTTCCTGCACTTCGGGCAGGCGGCCGACGATGAGTATTTCCGCCAGCTGACCGCGGAAAAGGTTCAGGTGCGCAACCTGCGCGGCTTCCCTGTGCGGGAGTGGGTGAAGCGGCCGGGCGATCGAAACGAGGCCCTCGATTGCGCGGTCTACGCCTACGCCGCCCTGCAGCTGACGGGCCGCCGCTACAACCGGGCAAAGATGTGGGACCAGCTGGAGGCCCAGGTGGCCCAGCGTCAGCAGCTGCCCCCGGCGCCGGCACCAGCAGCGGAGCCCCCGGCCAGGCGGCGGCAGCGGCCGGCAAGGGGAGGGCAGTCATTCGTGAGCGGCTGGTGAGCCCTTCCTAGGCCTCCGTAGACTGAGGCGAAGGCGGATTAAGCGGGCCGATGGCGGTGCCAAGCACGATTAGAGCCGGCGACACGATCGTTTGGATCGAGCCGCCTGGCGTCGACGGGGCCGGGGAGGTGGTGGATTCCAGCACCTGGACCGCGACCGCCTATCTGCGGTTCAACAAGGCGGCCGAGGGAATCACCGTGACCGGGGCGGCCCGCAGCGACGGCGGGTGGGACTTCACCATCAGCGCCACCACCAGCGCCACGATGGATGCCGGGGCATGGGTGGCCCAGGTGGTGGCGACGCAGGGGGCCGAGCGGCTCACGCTGGCCGCCTCAAGTGTGACGGTGCTGGCTGACCTGGCCTACACCGGCACCCCCGGCGCCTTCGACGGTCGCAGCGCGGCCGAGGTGGAGCTGGCCGAGGTGCGGGCCGCCATCCGCGCGCTGATCACAAAGGGGGCGCAGAGCTATGCGATCGGGTCGCGCAGCTACACAGCCCTCGACCTGGGGCGGCTGACCGCGCGCGAGTCGCAGCTGCGGGGGATCGTGGCCCGGGAGCAGGCCGCGGCGGCCCTGGCCAATGGCCGGGCTGATGGGCGAAACGTGTTCGTGAGGTTCAGCTGATGGCCCGCAAGAAAGCAACGCCCCATGCCGTCGAGGCGACCCCGACAACGCGCCGCCCCCGGCGCGGCCGGCGGATCTATCAGGGCGCCCAGGTGGGGCGGCTGACGGCCGATTGGGTGACGAGCTCCACCAGCGCGGACGCCGAGATCGCGGCCAGCCTGGTGCGGCTGCGCGATCGCGCGCGTCAGCTGGTCCGCGACAACGACTACGCCCGGGCCGCAGTGCGGGCGGTGCGCGACAACGTGGTGGGAACCGGCATCAAGCTGCAGGCCCAGGTGCCGATGCTGCGGGGCCGCGGCCGGCTGGATCAGGCGACGAACGACAGGATCGAAGCGGCCTGGGCCCGGTGGGGCAGGGCCGAGACCTGCCACACGGCTGGCCGGCTGAGCTGGCCGGACATTGAACGGTTGGCGATCGGTGCCTGCGCCGAGGCCGGCGAGGTGTTCGTGCGCATGGTGCCGCAGGCGTTCGGCGGCGGCCGGGCGCAGCTGGCCCTCGAGGTGCTCGAGGCCGATCTGCTGGATGAAACGGTAGATGGGGCCGGCGGGATTCCTGGCCAGCTGGCCGGCGGATCGTGGCGCATGGGCGTCCACGTCGACGATTGGGGCCGGCCGCTGGAGTATGCCTTCCTGACCCATCACCCCGGCGACCGGCGGGGCGGGCCGATCGGGCGGCGCCACGTACTGGTGCCCGCGGAGCAGGTGATCCACCTGGCCATCCTTGAGCGCCCGTCACAGACCCGTGGCGTTTCGTGGTTCGCCTCAGCGATCAAACAGTTGCATCAGCTCGCCGGTTACTCGGAGGCCGAGGTGGTGCGGGCCCGGGCATCGGCCAGCCTGATGGGATTCGTGACCACGGACGGGGAGCTGGCTGGGGAGACGCTGGGCGAGGAGATCGAAGGCGAATACGTGAGCCAGTTCGAGCCCGGGGTGATCAAGACCCTGTTTCCAGGGCAGGCCATCACGGTGCCGGACCTCAACGCGCCCGATGGGCAGTTCGAGCCGTTCGTGCGGGTGATGCTGCGCGCCATGGCCACCGGCCTGGGCGTGTCCTACGAATCGATCAGCAACGACTACAGCCAGACCAACTACAGCAGCAGCCGCCTCTCGCTGCTGGCTGAGCGCGAGCACTGGCGCAGCCTGCAGCAATACCTCATTCGCGAGCTTCATTCGCGAGTGTTCCGCGCCTGGCTGCGGGCCGCGGTGGCCGCCGGCGAGCTGACCCTGCCCGGGTACGACGCAGCGCCCGAACGGTACGAGGAGGCGGTGCGGTTCGTGCCCAGGGGCTGGGATTTTGTCGACCCGCAGAAGGAAGGGGCGGCCTACCGGGCAGCAGTGCGGGACGGCTTCATGAGCCATTCCGAAGTGGTGGCCTCGCGCGGCGGCGACTACCAGGAGCTGCTGCAGGCCCGGGCCGCGGAGCTGGCGCAGTGTGATGAGCTGGGCCTGGTATTCGACACTGACCCGCGCGTCACCACGGGCGCCGGTATCAGCCAGGCGGTGGCCACCGGCCAGGTCGACAGCTCAGGGGATCCTGCGGCCGATTCCTCTACGCCTGCGGAGACTGACAGCTCCGGTAGCATGGCTGCAGACCCCCAGGTATCCGATGGATCTGGCGCGTGATGTAACCGGGCAGGAGCTACGCCGCCATCAGGCGGTGGAGTTCCGCGCGCTGGGTGAAGATCGCACGCTGGAGTTTCCATTCAGCTCGGAGCTCCCCGTCGAGCGGTGGTTCGGTTCGGAGGTGCTCAGCCATCAGGCCGACGCCGTGAATCTCGACCGCCTCAACGACGGCGCCCCGGTGCTGTGGAACCACGACCCCGGCGCCGTTATCGGCGTGGTGGAGCGTGCCTGGGTTGACGGTGAGAAGGCGCGCGGCATGGCCCGCGTTCGGTTCTCCCGCAATGAGCTGGCGCAGCAGATCGTTGCCGACATCACGGACGGCATATTGCGCAACGTCTCGGTCGGTTACGCGATCAGAGAAGCCAGCCCCGGAGCTGATGGCCAGATCATCGCGACCTCATGGCAGCCCCATGAGGTGTCGGTGGTGAGCGTGCCAGCGGATCCAACAGTTGGGATCGGGCGCAGCCTCGAGCCCGGCGCAGCAGCCGCCCCCGCGGCGGCAACCCCCACCCCTTCCCTACCCCCAATGGAAGATCAAACCCAAACCCTCGACCTCGAGGCGGTGCGGGCTCAGGCTGCGGCCGACGAGCGCGCCCGTGTTGCTGAGATCCACGGCATGACCCGGCGCCATGGCGTTGAGAACCTGGCGCAGGAGCTGATTGAGCGCGGCGTGGCCGTGTCCGACGCCCGGGCCCAGGTGCTCGACGAGCTGGAGAAGCGCGGCAAGCAGCCCGCCACCCCCAAGGCCGCGGCCGCTGCGCAGCCGATCGGCGGCAGCGCTGACATCGGCCTGACCGATAAGGAGGTGCGCAGCTACAGCTTCCTGCGCGCGATCCGCGCCCAGGCCTTCCCCAATGACCGCGAGGCCTGGGAGGCTGCAGGGTTCGAGCGTGAGGTGAGCGAGGCCACCCAAAAGGCCAGCGGCAAGAGCGCCCGCGGCTTTATGGTGCCCGACCAGATCCTGACCCGCGGCCTGACTGCTGGCAGCCCCACGCAAGCCGGCGACCTGATCGCCCAGGACTTCCGCGCCGACAGCTTTATCGAGCTGCTCCGCAACCGGATGGCCCTGGATTCCCTGGGCGTCACCACCATGACCGGCCTGACCGGCCCGGTGGCCTTCCCCCGCCAGACCGGCGCGGCCACGGCCTACTGGGTCGCGGAGGGTGGCGACGTGACCGAATCGACCCCCAGCGTGGATCAGGTGAACCTCTCGCCCAAGACCCTGGGCGGTTACACCGAGCTGAGCCGGCGCCTGATCATGCAAGCGTCCGTGGATGCTGAGCAATGGGTTCGCACCGAGCTGGCAACCGTGCTGGCGCTGGAGATTGACCGGGCCGCCCTCTATGGCACCGGCACCAGCAACCAGCCCCAGGGCCTCAAGAATGTCACCGGGATCAACACCGAAGATTTCGGCGCCGCCCAGCCGACCTACATCGAGCTGGTGAGCATGGAGACCAAGGTGGCGGCGGACAATGCCGACATCGGCAGCATGGCCTATCTGACCAACAGCACCATCTACGGCGGGTTTAAGACCACCAGCAAGGCCGGCACCGAGGCGATTTTCGTGCTCGAGCCTGGCAACACCGTGAACGGCTACCCCGTGCAACGGTCCAATCAGGTGGCCACCGGGGATGTGTTCTTCGGCGTGTGGTCCCAGCTGATGGTGGGCCTGTTCGGTGGCCTCGATCTGCTGGTGAACCCTTACGCCCTGGACAAGTCCGGCGGCGTGCGTGTGACCGCTCTGCAGGATGTGGACGTGGCAGTTCGCCACCCCGAATCCTTCACCCGCGGCAACAACACCCTCTGACCTGAGGTGATCTGATGCTGCTCGAGATCCTGGCGCAGACCTCCATTGCCGGCCGCCCCGTGCGGCCTGGTGACGTGGTGGATGCCGCCGACCGTGACGCCCGCTATCTGGTGCTGCGCGGCAAGGCGCGCGAGGCCCAGGCCCCTGCGGCCGATGCCCCGGTGGCCCAGGAGCTCGAGCAGTCCACCCCGGCAGAGGTGCCGGCGCCTGAGGCCCGCAAGCCTCGCACCCGCAAACCCCGCGAGACCTGACCATGGCCATTCGAGCTCAGACGCTGGAGAAACTCCAGCATTTCGCCCTCTGCGCGGCGACCATCACGGCGATCAGCGATCAGACCGGCGTGAGCGTCGCCGACTATGAGGGCGACATTCAGCTGATCCTCAACGCCACCGCGGCCGGTTCTGGCGCGACCTTCGACTGCCGGATCGAGCACGCCGACACCGTGGGCGGCACCTATACCGCTGTGACGGGCGGCAGCTTCACGCAGATCGGCAACGCTGCCACTAAGGAGGTGATCACGCTCAACGTGGACAGCCTTAAGGGCTTCCTGCGGTTCAGCGTCACCAGCGACGCCGGCACCGGATCCTCCTACATCACGGTGGACGGAATCGGCCTTAAGAAGTACGGCTGATGATCACTGAGGATCCCACGATCTTCCTGGCCGATTTCGGCGTCACTGTCACCAGTGGCGCCGTTTCTGGCATGGGGATTCTCGACATGCCCGGGGAAGCGATCCTCGACGGCATGGTGATCAGCACCGACTACCGGGTGCGGTGCCTGGCGTCGCTGTTCAGCGGCCTGGCGTGGGGATCTTCCATCACCGTGGGCGGGACCGCCTACACCGTCCGCGAGGTGCGCCTGGTGGATGATGGCGTGTTCTGCGAAATCACGCTCCAGCAGTCGCTGGGCAACTACATCGCGACCATCAGCGGGCTGCGGCTCACTGCGCTGAACGGCGACCGAATCCTCGTTTCATAGCCATGGCCGACACCACGATCACAGGGCTGCCGAACGCCACGACCCCGCTGGACGGGACGGAGCGCGTTCCGATGGATCAGGCCGGCGTGACGGTGGACGCCAGCAGCCAGGCGATTGCCGACCTGGCGGGCGCTGCGATCACGTCTGCGGTAGCTGCGCACGCGGCGGCTGGCGATCCTCACCCGCAATACCTGACCGCAGCTGAGGGCAATGCCGCCTATGCGACGGCTGCCCAGGGCACCGACTCGCGGGAGTGGACAGCGGAGACGGTGAGCCAGGCCGAGGCCGAGGCAGGAACAGCCACCACGCGCCGGGCGTGGACCGCTCAGCGCGTGTTCCAGGCGATCGCAGCCTGGTGGGCGGCCAGCTCGGCCAAGGCAAAGCTGGACGGGATTGAGGCCGGGGCTCAAGTCAACGTCGCCACTGACCTGAGCTACACCGCCAGCACGCGGCTGCTGGCCAGCAGCACCGGAGCTGATGCCACGTTGCCGTTGTTCACCAGCGCGAACGCGGGCCTAGTGCCAGCTTCTGGCGGCGGCACGACTAACTTTTTGCGGGCTGATGGGACGTTTGCGGCGCCGCCTGGCGGCACCCCCGGCGGCTCGACCACTGAGGTTCAGTACAACAACGCAGGCGCGTTTGCTGGCATCTCAACGCTGACCTACGACGGCACGACGCTGACGTGCGCGGGTCGGATGCGGAACAGCTTCACCAGCATCGCCAGTACTCCGGCTAAAGCCTTCACCGGGACGTGGTTCACAGGCGGCAGTGCCACAACGACCAAGCCCCACCTCCTGATTGAGCCTGCGGGCACCACGTCTACGGCGTGGAGCACCAGTGGCACCGGCCTGGGCGTCAATGCGGCGAGTGGGTTTGCGGGGAACCTGCTGGACTTGCAAGTGGCGGGGGTTAGCCGATTTAGAGCGGCCGCCACAGGCGCTGTAAGCGTTTCCGGTAGTGAGAACGCCTTCTTAGGCCTGAGCATTGTAAACTCGTCGTCTGCGTCTACCGCTAGCGCAGGCTTTGCAGTCACCGGCAACAACACATCGTCACTCCTTGCCCGCACCTACAGCAGCGGTAACACCGTGGCGGTTTGGGGTATCACATTAGCAAACTACAGCGGTCTGTTTAGTGACGGTGCCGATTCTAATGGCTTCCTCCTTGGAACCCTTACCAATAAGCCGATAGTCATTGGGACTAACACTGCCGAACGGCTGCGTATTGGAGGCGGCGGCGGGATAACCATTGCTGACGCCAACGACATTGCCGTGGGCACCAGCACCGGCACCAAGATCGGCACCGCCACCACGCAGAAGCTGGGCTTTTACAACAAGGCTCCGGTGGTGCAGCCGGCGGCCGTGGCTGATGCGACGGATGCTGCCAGCGTCATCACCCAACTCAACCTGCTGCTGTCCCGGATGCGGGATCTCGGCCTCATCTCTACTTGACCGCCATGACCCTCACCATCACCCTCGACCACCCCCGCTTCATCGACGGCTTCATCGAGGCCGCCAACCGCAACGGCACCACCGCCGAAGCCCTCGCCCTGGAGCTACTGGAGGCGCAAGGCAAAAGCTACGCCGACCTCTTCAAAGTAGGCGTCATCACCTCTGCCGCCTTCATCGCTCGCTTCACCCCAGCTGAGTACTCGGGCATCCTCGCCGCTGCCGAGACCGATGCCACTGTCGCCGGCCTGCTGGCAACGCTGCTGGCTGAGCCTGTGGTCAACTTCGACGATCCGCGCCTGGAGCCGGGGCTGCAGCAGCTGGTGGACGCTGAGCTGCTGGAAGCTGACCGTGTTGCGGCGTTGCTGAGCTACGAGCGGCCGGTGGCCCCATGACCGACATCAAGCGCGAGCGAATCCTGGCGGCGGTGGCAACGGCCCTGGCCAGCACCACGGGCGTGAGCGGCCGGGTCTATCGCAGCCGCGTGGAGGCCTTCGCCCGCAATGAAGCGCCGGCCATCGTGATCGAGCCCGGGAACGACGTTCCCGCGTCAGAGCCCATCAGCACGTGTCGAATCGACTGGCGCCTCGACGTGCTGGTGCAGATCCACACGCGGGGGGCGATCCCTGACCAGCTGGCGGCGCCGATCGTGGCCAGCGTCCACAGCCTGCTGATGGCGGATCAGACGCTGGGGGGCCTGGCCCTCGACGTGTGGCCAGGGACGGTGCAGCACCAGCGGGAGCAGGCGGACGCCGCGGCCGGCTGGGTCACGTGCCCCTATTCGGTCCGCTACCGGACCTCTACCACTGACCTAACGAGCTGAGGCCATGGCTATTTCACGCGGCAAACTGGCGGACATTCAGTACGTGGCGAGCTCGGCCGGCTCGATCTACGCGAACCCCGCCAGCACGAAAACATTCATCGCAGGCTTCACGCTGTTCAACGGCAACACCACCGCCGAGACGGTGAAGCTCTACAACGTGCCCGATTCTGTCGGCAGTTTGGGCACGGCTGGCGTGTCGAATCAGTTCCTCGAAATCAGCCTTGCCAGCCTGGAGACGTTTGTGTTTGAGGCCCCGGCCGATGGCATCGTTCTGAGCGACACGAACGATGCGATTTTTGCCACTACGACCACAGCCTCAAAAGTCACCGTGATGATCCACGGTACGAAGGACGTTTAATCATGGCAGGAGTTCGCCGGACTGCGTTCAGAGAAGCCGCCTACGTGGCGCGCGGCCAAGGGCTGGTGCGGCTTAGCAACAGCCGCCCACAGAACCTGTTCGATGCTGATGCGTGGGACTACATCAGGCGGGTGGAAGCCGCAGACAACTACCCGCTGGAGGATCGGGTGCGGGTGCTGATTGATCTGTTCGTGCGTGGTTGCAAGGCTGACTCAACATGGACGCCGATAAAAGCATCCTGCCTGATGGTGGGCGCCAGGACGCTGGCCGGCGCCTTGACGCCCCTGGTCGGCAGCGCGCCAACCAACAACAATTTCGTGGCCGGTGACTACAGCAGGACAACGGGACTGCTAGGCAACGGCAGCAGCAAGTACCTGAACACCAACCGCAACAACAACGCAGACCCGCAGAACAGCTGCCATGTTGCGGTGTATGCCACGTCAGTTGGGGCTACAACCGCAACCAACAAAATCATGCTGGGTGGGCAGATTGGCGGCACCAACGAGAAGCTGATCATCGCAGGGACCAGCGTCAACAGCGGCAACGCTTCATTCAGGTGCCAAACGACTGGGACCATCGTTTCCGCTGGCGCTGCCCGTTTCGCGCCGGGCCTGATTGGCGCTTCGCGTGCAAGTTCTTCTCAGGTAACATTACACAACTCTGGAGGAAGTACGACCGTATCCTCAACATCAACCGCGCCATCAAGCGGCAACCTGGGCGTGTTCGCCTCGTTCAATGGAACGGCCGGCCAAGACTTCGACGATTCTCGCCTAGCGTTCTATTCGGTGGGGGAGGCGGTTGATCTGCTGCTGCTGAACCGGCGCCTATTTGCGCTGACCCAAGCGCTGCCCCGGGTGATCGCATAGCAACGGCTGCCAGCCCCGGTAGCATGGGGCCAGTTCTACGCCTACGCAGCGTGAGCAAGGCCACCCCCAAGCCGCTGCCACCCCGGCCCAGGACCGGCGGCAGCTACGTGCTCGACCCCAAGGCCTGGGCCTGGGTGCCTGCTCAGGCCGCTGCAGAACCGGCTGCCCCTACCCTCTCCCCTGAGGTGCTGACCAATGCCGACGACGTTTAACCGGCTGGTGCTGGCCAAGGCTGAAAGCACCTACGGCACCCCGGAGACCTTGACGGGTTCCGACGTGGTGCGGATCGGAAATGATCTGCAGCTGTCACCGCTGCAGATGGAGCTGATCGACAGGGATCTGCTCTACCCCTACGCCGGCAACCGGCCGCGGACGGTGAGCCAGAAGCTGGCGGCGGTGTCGTTCAGCTTCGAGCTGACTGGCAGCGGTGCGGCTGGGACTGCGCCCAAGACCGGGCTTTTCTTCCGAGCCGCGGGTTACGGCGAGACCATCGTGGCGTCGACCTCTGTCACCTACGAGCCGATCGGGACCGGGTTCGAGGGCCTGACACTCAACGTCCACCACGGCGGCAAGCGGCACATCCTCTCAGGTGTCCGCGGGGAGCTGTCAATCGAGCTGAAAACGGGCGAGATCCCGGTGGGCAAGTTCGACGGCATGGGGTTCTACACCGCGCCCACGGACACGGCCAACCCTTCGCTCACTTTTGCCGATCAGGCTGATCCCCTGGTGGTGAACGCCGACAACACCACCCCGGTGTCGGTGTTCAGCTACAGCGCGTGCATGGAGTCGTTCAGCCTCAAGGCTGGCCGGTCTCCCAAGCTGCACCAGCGGGCGGGCTGCACGAAGCAAATCAGGATTGATACCGAGAGGAAACCCGAGGGCGAAGTCGTAATCGAGTCGCCTACAATTGCGCAGAAGAATTATTTCAGCGCCGCGACTGCTCAGACCCTGGGCGCCATCAGCTGGACTCACGGTGCCACCGCCGGCAACATCGTGGCGTTCAGCGCCAGCAGCAACAGCCTGGGGGATCCTGAGTACGACGACGGCGATGGCGTGGAGCTGCTGAAACTGCCGTTCATGCCGATCCCCACGGCTGGTGACGGCTATGACGACCATTCCTTCACCTTCACCTGATGGCGTTCGTTCTAGACCTCTCTGATTCCTACTCCTGGCCGGTAACGGTCAAGGTTCCCCAAGACGGCGGCCGGTTCCGGTCCTATGCCTTCGACGTGGAGTTTCTGCGCGTGTCGCAGGAGCGCCGCGAAGAACTGGGCCGCCAGCTGGCCGCACAGCAGAACCGGGTCGAGGCCGGCGACTTTGAGGGCGAGCTGTTGACACCCCGCAGCATCGCCCAGGAGCTGGTGGTCGGCTGGTCCGGCATCCTCACCAGCGAAGGCAAGGGCGCCGAGGAAGTGCCCTACAGCGAGGCCACAAAGGCGCAGCTGCTCAACGTGCCCGACGTGGCGGAAGCGATCCTGCAGGCCTGGCAGGCCAGCATCCCCGGGGCGAAGGCAAAAAACTAACCGGGGCCGTCGACTATTGGTTTACCGGCGGCGGCCAGCCAGATCCGCAGATGATCCAGGACGCGAAGGCGTTCGGGATGGAGCTCCCACCGGAGAAGCTGCGGGTGCGCGACTATGCGGTGTGGCCTGAGAACCTGCAGGTGGTCGAGCTGTTCCTGCGCTGCGCAACGCAGTGGCGGATGGGTGAGCCGTCAGCCGTGGCGCCGGCTGGCGTGTCCGGCCTGGACTATTCGGCGGTTCTGAGCCTCGCTAGCCTGTATCTGCCTGCTGAGGCTCAGATGCGCGAGATCCTCGAGGAAGTGCAGACGATGGAACGGCGGGCGCTGGAGCTGATCTATGAAGCCGCAGAGCGGCAGAGGGCGAGCTGATGGCCACCACCCTCTCCGCACTGCTGAACATCCGCGCGAACGTCCAGGGCGAGGGCGCCGTGGCTGGCTTGGGTAAAGCCATCGGTGGGATCCAGAGCAAAGCCGCGGCAGCCAGCGGCGGGCTTAAGGCGCTCACCAGCGCGGCCGGCATGGGTGGCCTGGGTGGTGCGTTCAGCACCCTTGCCCCTTTGCTGTCTGGCGCTGGGCTGATCGCCATGGGGCAGGGAGCCGTCAACGCCGCCGACAACATGAACGACCTGGCCCAGAAAACCGGGGCCAGTGTCGAGACCCTCAGCAAGCTGCAGCAGGCCGCCAACGCAGGCGGAACCAACATCGACGCAGTAGGGAAGGCCCTGATCAAGCTGAACCGCGGCCTGGGTCAGCTGGCAACCGAGGGCAAGGGGCCGGCGGCCGATGGCCTGCGCGCGCTTGGCATCAGCGCGAAGGATGCCAGAGGCAACATGCTGAGCGCTGACGAGATCATGCTGCGCGTTGCCGACAAGTTCAAGGCCATGCCAGATGGCGCGGCCAAGACTGCTGCGGCGATGGATCTATTCGGCAAGGCTGGCGCCGACATGATCCCGCTGCTGAATGGTGGCCGGGCATCAATCGAGAGCCTAACCGCGACGATGACGACGAAGTTCGCGAAGGGGGCCGACGCAGCGAACGACAAGATGGCAGAGCTGCAGGCCAAGCTGGCGGGCGTCGGGGCCAAGCTGGGCGAGGCGCTGCTGCCGGCAATCACAGCGTTAACCGGGTTCGTTGTGGCATTGGTGGATGGGTTTGGGAAACTGCCCGAACCGCTCCAGCAGGCAATCGGGATACTGGGAATCCTGGCGATTGGCCTCGCCGCATTGGCCCCGATCATCATGTCGGTGGTGAGCTTGCTCGGCGGCCTGGCCGGCGCATTGCCCGCGGTGGCCGGTGCCCTGGGCGCCGTGGTGCCGGCCCTTACGGCAGTTGGCTCAGCAATCGGCGGATTCCTGGCCGCGGCCGGCGCGTTGATCTCCTGGCCGGTGCTGCTGGTGGCGGCCCTGGTGGCGGCGGCCGTGGCGATTTTCGTGTTCCGCGACAAGATCGCTGAGTTCTTCCAGGGGATTGGCCAGCTGATTGCCGGCTGGGTCGAATCCCTGTGGGAGTGGGGCGAACCCATCCGGGCGTTCTGGATCGGGATCTGGGATGGCCTGGTGGAGCTGGCCGCCCCGGTGCTCGAGGCCCTGACAGAGGCCGTGGGTAATGCCTTCGCCACCATGCTGGAGCTGGCCTATCAGGTGTTCGTCGAGCCCTACGTGAAGCTGTGGGAGGGCCTGCAGGTGGTGGGCGGCCTGCTGATCAAGTCGCTACAGGACGCCTGGGGCGGGTTCTCCAAGTGGATCACCGGCATTTTCCAGGCGATCGGCGACACGTTCCGCCGGCTGTTCGTCGACCCGATCACGAAGGCTTTCACGTTCGTGGTCAACACCGGTAAGGCAGCCCTGCGCGGCCTGCTCCAGTGGGGGGCGAACGTGATCAACGGCATTATCCGCCTGATCAACAACCTGATCGACGGGATCAACCGGGTCCGCAGCGCCCTGGGAATGTCGACATTCGGCAAGCTCGGCGAGGTGAAGGTGCCCGCGTTCGCCCAGGGCGGCTACGTGACCGGGCCCACCCTGGGCCTGATCGGCGAGGCCGGCAGCGAGTACGTGGTGCCTGAGCGGAAGGCGGCAGCGTTCGCCTCCAACTACCTGGCCGGTGCCCGCGGCGCCGCTGCCATCCCCACGCGCGCCGGCAGCAGCAGCACGGCCGCGGCCGGCGGCCCTGTGACCGTCAATCTCACCACCGGCCCTGTGATGCAGCAGGCCGATGGAACCCGCGCCGTGGCCCTCGAGGAAGTCGAGCGCCTGGTGCGTCAGGGCGTTGCCGATACGGTGCGGCAGCTGCGCACGCCGGGCGGACGCTACGCCCTGGGGGTGCGCTGATGGCACGCGGCCAATCCCAATTCCTGAGGCTCTACAGCGGCAGCACCACCTACGACCGCTGGCAGAACTACTACGCCAACGCCAGCGTGGTGCTCGACGGCGGCACGTGGAGCTTCCTCCCCTTCGACGCTGACGGCTACACCGAAGGTCAGACCGGCGACGAGGGCGGCGTGGCCATCACCCTCCCTGCCACCGCCACGGTGGTGCAGGAGGTGGAGCAGGCCCTCCGCAATGCCTGGCTGGCTGAGTTGAAAGTGTTCGAGTTCGACACGCTGGAGGGAAACGACGCCCCCCAGGCCGGACAGACCCTGATCGCCAGCTATCTGGGCGAGGTGGTGGGGGCCGGCGGCAGCTTCGCCACCATCACGCTGGAGCTCGGCAGCAGCCTCAGCCCCATCGGCGCCCAGGTGCCGCCCAGAACCTTCACCACGCGCCTGGTGGGCGTGCCGTGCAAGCTATGAGCATTGTTGGAGCCGACCCCCTCGAGCTGCTGCTGTACCAGCAGGGCCAGATCGGTGCGCCCCTCACGGCGGGCGCTGCTGCTGGTGCCGATGACCTCGACAGCGCCCAGCGGTCCATCACCATCGGCGAGCCGGTGCCCGTGGTGTTCGGGCGCAGGCGTGACGATGGGACCGGCGGCGTGCTGATCAGCCCCGGCGCGGCTGAGTGCCGCTTCGAGAACAGCGTCACCAACGAAGTCACCGCCTATTACCGGCTGGTGCTCAGTGAGGGCGAGCTGGAGGGCATCCAGGTGCGCGACGTGTTCCAGCGTTCGTGCCGGGTTGGTTCGTTCTCTCAGGCCTTCGAGCTGCGCGCTGGCACGTGGACGCCGGGGAACTTCATTGTTGAGCGGGTGGGGCTGCCGAAGCCTGAGGCGTCCTATTACTGCGGGACAGGCGGCAGCTACGAAGGGCTGACAACCGCTTCATTCCAGATCACGGCCCCGGCCGATGACACGCGCTGGGACCGGCAGGTTCACCTGTTCGTGCGGGGCGGAATGAAGGTGACGCGGCTGCTCGATTCGGTCTACGGGCCGTCTGACAACTTCGCTGATCTGGTGCTCTGGCTGATCCAGCAGACCAGCCGGGTTCCCGCGGCGTTGATCGACACCGACGCCCTGGAGGCCGCGGCAGCCTTCACCGACAACACCGGGCTGCGCTTCAACGCATGGATCCGCGAGAGCTCGAACCTCGAGGACTTCCTGGCGGCCCATGCCCGCTACATGCTGCTCGACAAGTCGAAGCGCAACGGGAAGATCGGCCTTCGCCCGCTGCT